TTTAATTATTTCACCAAAAAGTTTAGTTTTGACTCTCATAGATTTAAACTCTGGATAATCTTGTATCACTGGAAATCCAACTGGATTATTCCAACGTACAGCGTGTCCAGATTTTGCTAAAACTTTTGCACAATCTTGTAAGAATGCCATTCCTAATCTTGCCGAAGATAAAACTTCACCCATTGAGTCCCAAATCACACCTGCCAAAAATGTACAAGCTTGAAATGAAGCACTACCAAACGGATGAACGTCACCTTGGTCTTTTCTTTTTACTAAATCCTCATCAACAAAATCACTACATGAATATCTTGTTGAACCATAAGGACTTGTCATTATTGCTCTCTTAACTGTTGAACGTTTAACTCCAAACTGTAACCAAAGTTTTGCAAATTCACTGTCAGTCATTGTTTTTAAATTTTCAATAACTTTATCTTTAACAACTGAATAAACATCTTGAGGTCTTTCACTGTTTGCTAAGTTAACTGCTTTTGCTGAAGGTGTGTGTCTTAGTATTCCACTGTAATGTTGAATACCGTTACATGAGCCGTCTTGGTTACAAATGAAATGACTTACAAAGCCATAACCTTTTGCTTTAAACCTACACCACTCATCGCACCATGCAAGAAATTGAAAAGGTTTGTCTGCGTGTTCCCAATCTCTGTTAGTAAAAGGGTCTTCTTGTATTTCTTTAAACATTTGAAAATTACTTTCAACCCAATCTAATTGTTCTTTACGACTTACTTTGTCAATTCCGAAAAGAGCTGCGCCAGTCACAGCCAACCAATAATCACCTTTGTTTTCTTCAGTGATTGCTTTACCAGTTCCAAACAAATGTAAAGCTTTTGCAAAGTCAACTCCTTGTCCGTTTAAATAATTTGTTACATGATAACATCTAGACCTAAAGTCTAAT